GGCCAGCTCGGCAGCGCGCGCGCGGGTAATGGGCGCATCGGTCAGCCGCACCGGGCGGCCGTCCTCATATCGGGTGGAGCCGTGGCCGATGGTCGGCACGTCGCCTTTCGTCGGGATGTAGGGCTTGTGCACCACCTGCCCGTCGGCGCGAACCGCCGTGGGACCGTCGCCCTCCTTCGCCACCCAGCCCGCGAACGCCGCGACACTCAGGGCCAGGCCCACCGCCAGCACGCGAACCGGCCCGCCCTTGGATTCACTCGATCCGGCCATGGCGGTAGCTCTCCATCCGGGCGGCATGCTCGACGGCTTCGCGCCGGCCACGTTCGGCATCGCGCGCCGCCTCGCGCCGGTCCTTGCGCCGGGTGTAGTACCACTGGATGAACAGACCCACGGCCATGCCGGCGATACCAGCGAAGGCTGCCAGATCGCTCGCGGACAGACCGCCGACGAATGCCGTGCTGCCACCGACGATGGTCGATACCTTGCCCACGGTAATGAGCGTTGCGTCCGCATTCTCTTGCACGGCCTTGTCCCTGTAGTTCGCCCGGTTCGGCATGTGGTCCTCCCGGAATTTGGAGCCCGCCGCGCCACCGGGACGGAGAAGCCCGGTCGGTACGGCGCAGCGGGCGGAAAAGAAAAGGCCCCGCCGTCGCCGGCAGGGCCTTGTTGTGGTGCACCAGGGCTTCCCCTGGCGTTGCTATGCGGCGCGGCTAACAGTCAGGTCGAGCCGGGCGCCCAGCGCGCGCAGCGCGTCGGCGATGGTGTCGATCTTCGTTGCATGTCCGAGATCCACAATCCGGTTCACCACCTGCGGCGATGTCCCCATGCGGCGCGCCAGCTCCGAAGGCGTCACGCCCTGGACCAGCATCTCGTTCAGCAGCAACGCCTTCGCGGTGAAGCCAGCCGGCAGCGAGATACCCACCTCACCCCGGCGAAGCTCCGACGGCGGCGGAACCGGCCGGCGGTCCTCGAAGTAGAACTCCATAGCCGTTGCGAGGGCATCGGCCGCCATCGCAATGGCTTCCTCCCTCGTGTCGCCCTGCGTGATCGCCTCCGGGATGTCCCGGAACGTCACCACGTAGCCGCCGTCCTCCGGCGCCAGTTTTGCGGGATACAGCATGTGCAATCAGATGATCCCTTGCGAGCCGAAGGCGCCGCCCCTTACCGGGGCGGTTCCTCCAATCCTAGCTGCTTGATGATGGCCTTCCGTGTGCCTTCCCTCATCTCCGCAGCGTGTCGGGGCAGTGTCGATTGCTTCCCTTGGTAGTACAGCTTGGTGTGATTGGCTCCTTCCTTCATCACCACGCCTTGGGACTGCAACCACCGCCTGAACTCGCTTGTTTTCATCCGCCTCCGTTGTTGTTTCGATGGAGGCCATTTTACACACTTTTGCTTAAATGTAAACACTTTCGCTTAAGCAATATCCGGCTGGCGGGAGCCTGATACGCAAACGGCCCGCCGATGTGGCGAGCCGTCCGGAGGGAACTATCCCACCCTGCCTAGAACTATACCGGATCGTTGGCAACGGTCAATACCACCATGCGCGCCTCTTCTTCTTGGGAGCTGCACGCAGGAGCGTGAGTGCTTCCTTACTCAGCTTTTCCCACTTGGGAGCGCCACCCACTTCATCGCGGAAAGCACCGTCCAACTCGTCGCGGAATATCCGCCCCTCCGATGCGTAGTCGAATCGGTAGCCCTCACCGATGACGTAGCGCGCCGCCCACTTCCGCCGCAGCCTTCGGAGCAGCAGCTTTGCCCGCGACTGACTTCCGATCCACGCCCACTGAGCCGCCCCTACTCGCTCACGGCGCCGCAAGCTCCCTTCCGGATCGCGGGACACGCCGATCCTGACGATCCCGTCCTCTCCGCAGGCCACGCACAGGTAGACGGCGTTGTTCGCCACATAGGCCATGCCGTAGCCCTTCATGGACGCGACGCCTCCAGGAACGCCAAGCCCTTTTCCAGCTCCTTGCGGTACTGCCACACCGTCAGCTCCGCGCCGTATACCGCAGCGACCGCCGCGGCCTTCTTCTTCTGCGAGCCGCGCACGCCGGCGAACTCCTCGCGCACGATGAAGGCGCGCATACGGTTGGCGCGGTAGAGCCTCGCCATCGCGCGGTCGATCCACCGGTACTCGTCGGGCGAGCCGTGATGGACTGCCGCGCCACGAATGGCCGGCGACTCCTTGCACGGGATCGGGTCAACGAACTCCATGGGCAGCGCGCGCGGCTTCCCTTCCGGTGTGGTGAGCCCGGCAGCCAGCCCCATCAGCGTCCGCCGGGAACTGCCGTCACGGGGCACGATGTCGTGGCGGATGCTTGCGGCCCGGGCGGCCTCCGCCTCGGCCGCGGCGATCTCCTGCGCCCTGGCAAGTGGATGCTCGTCCTGGACCAGCACCGGGGCCCAGCAGTGGCCGTGCTCTTGGTAGTGCCCCCAGAACTTCATCGTCTCCTTGAGCGAGGTCATCGGCTCGCTCCTTTCGCCTTCCCGGCGGTGGCGATGAATCGCTCCAGGCGCGCCGCCTTCTGCCTGGCGAGGGATGCGGCGTGCCGGAAGGTCTCGGCCACCGTGGAGCGTTCCCGCCCGTACTGCGGCCGGTCGTACTGCCGCGCCTCCGCCTCCATCTGTTCGGCGAAGTCGCGCAGGGCCTTGGGGCCATCGGGGATGAGGTCAGTCGTCATAGCCCGCCCCCACGATCTGACGACCCTGCCGGGGGCGCGGCGCCGGCGACTTCGACCTGCGTAGCGTTCCCGCCTGCTCGGCCGGTGGTGGCGGTGGCGCGTCTATCGGCGTGAACCGCTGCATGGCCATATCGGCGTGCATGTAGAACTCGCCCAGGGCGCCATTGCGGTGCTTGGCGACCTTCGCCTTGACCGTGCTGCGGTCGGCCTTGTTCGGCCGGTGCAGGAAGATCACCACGTCCGCGTCCTGCTCAATCGCACCCGAGCCGCGCAGATGTTTCAGCTCCGGCTCGTCGTCACCATCGCGGTTCAGCTGAGACAGAAGGATCACCGGAAGCCGCAACTCCTTCGCCAACCCCTTGAGGGTGCGCGTCACATGCTGGATGCCCTGCTCCTGCGTGTCGTTCTTCGGCAGGTCGATGTAGGTCAGGTAGTCGATGGCGACCAACGCCAGCGGCTCGGTGGCGCGAAGCTGGCGCGCGCGGGCGCAGATTGCCTCGACAGTCATCCCCGATGCGTCGTCCACGAACAGGCCGAGCTTCTGGAGGCTGCTGAACGCCTCGGTGCTGCGCGGCCACTCCTCCGGCTCCATCTGCTTCGGTTGGCGGATGTGCGCGGCGTTGATGCGCCCCAGGTGGGAAATGGCGCGGTCCGACAGTTGCTCGCCGGACATCTCCAGCGAGGCGAACAGTCCCACCCTGCCAACGCCCGGGCTTGTGGCGTGAAGGACCGATTGCATCGCAAACGCCGACTTGCCCACGCTGGGCCTGGCCGCCACGATCACCAGGTCGGTGTCTTGCCACCCACCCAGCAGGTCGTCCAGCGGCTCGTAACCGGTCGGGATGCCGGTCATCAACCCTTCCTGCTCGTACCGGCGCATCAGCCCGTCCTTGGACATCCGAGCGAACTCGGAGATGTGCCGCGGGCCGGCGCCGGGTGCGCGCGGCTCGCAATCGGCCAGCCAGCGTCGCGCCGTGGCGAAAGCATCATCCGGATGGGTCAGCCGGGCGATTGCGCGCCCAACGTTCTGCAGGCGGCGGAGAGCACTTCGGCTCGACAGCTGCTCGGCATAGTTGCGGATGTAGCGCGGCACTCCAACGGTGCCGGCATCGATCTCGATGGCAAGGGATGCAAGCTCGGGGAAGCTCTCCCCAATGCTCACCGCGTCAGCTGGCTTGCCGGCCTCGATCTCCTGCACCAGCGCCTGGAACAACTCGCGGTTGCCTTCGCCCTGGAAATCTTCGGCCACCAGCAGGTCGGCGGCGGTCCAGTAGGAGGCGCGGTCGCGGAGCATGCATGCCAGCACGGCGCTTTCGGCGTCCCATGCGGGGCGGCTCATTCCTGCACCTCGCCTTCGGCCGCGGCGAGCAGCACGTTCACGATCTGCAAGAACCGCTCGTCATCCACCAGCGTCTTGAGCGACTGCTTCCAGCGCGCGTTCCGCGGATTCGGCCGGTCTCCGCGCATCCACGGGTCTTTCAGGCACTCGGTGAAGTACAGCCGCCAGAACTCTTCCGGCTCGTACTCCATGCCGTTGTCGGCGCAGGCTTTCCGCGCGTCCTTGTCCACCTGCTGCAGGCGCCTAGTGAACTTCGGATTCATGGCCCGACATGCGATGCAGCCAGAGCGGTGCCCCAGGAGATCGTTGTAGGCGTCGCGGATGACCTCGGCAACGTTCACCTGCTGCCGGGCTTCTTCGCTGCTGTTGCTCGGGTGCAGCTCGCCCGCCGAGTGGTCCCCATCGGGGACTACAGGGGCATGCTCTTGTGTTACTTGGGGTGTTAAAGATGGGGTGTTAGGGTCTCGCTGTGATACCAGGGGTGGTTGTCCTGTGAGACTAGGGTGGTCTCGCTGTGATACCAGGGGTGGTTGTCCTGTGAGACTAGGGAAAGAGATCGCATAGGTATTCGAGTCGGCTTCAGCACGGCCCGAGACTGCGTTAAAACGCGCCCGGCTCCGCTTCGTCAGCCACCCCAATTCCACCGCAATTTCAACGTGCCGTATCACGGTCGCACGACCCAGCGACGTGCCCAATGCCAGGGTCTTGTACGAGGGGAACGCCCCCTCACCGTGCTGGTTCATGTAGGTGCCGATGACAAACAGCACCAGCTTTGTCGATGAAGAAAGGTCCGACTTTGTGATGGCGGCTTGCCAGGAAAAGTGCTGGCTCATGCGTCCACCTCAGTGCCAGCGCGGACCGGCATTACCAACGAGTAATCCACTCCCGACAACCTTCCGCCCTCCCCGCGCTGCTGCTCGCGGGACAGGTAGCCGGCCTGCTCCAGCTCGGACAGGAGTGCGTAGATCCCGTCGCGGCCAGTGCGGACCCGTGCGCCCTCGGTCTGCCGGCGCAGACTTTCGACGCTGATCTTCCAGTTGTCAGGCTTGCCCAGCAGGTACACCAGCAGCCCGCGAGCTGCCCAGGACAGCCGGGAATCCTCGCTGATGGACTTAGACAGAACGTAGAAATTCGCCTCGGGACGCGGCGCGCGAACGATGCTCATGCCGCGGCTCCTTCGGGGAACTCCCGCAGGACCAAGATGGCGAACACCTCGATGTGGCGCTTGGTGATCCATTGCTTCGGCGCGACCTGCCGCACCCATTCCATGGCTTGGTGGATGTCCCGCAGGTAGAAGTCGTAATCGGGCCGGTCGCCCTCGGGGTAACGCGCGCGGTCGAAGAACTCGACAGCCACGCGGCCGTCCGGAAGCCGCTCGCGGAACCGGACAAGGGGGAATCGTCGCTCCTGGTCGATGCGCTCGACCAAGCCGTCCAAGGATTCGGAGTAGGGGCGCAGGCCCGGTTCGCGCTGGCCGCGATTTGACAGTGGGGTATTTTGGCGTTGCATAATGGCCTCGGTCTCAACGAAGCCCCGGCACCTGTCCGCCAAAGACAGCTGGGGCTTCGTCGTATCTGACGAATGGACCGCCGTAGCGGCCCGCTTCGCGCCAGACGCCCATGCACCCCCAGGGATAACCGTGCATTGCGTGGTCGCCGTCCTTGATGCCCTCGCGCCCGATCCTTCGGGCGAGTTCGCGCGGCACGACGAGGTGCCGCCACTGCTTTACCCTGCGGCGAGCACCACAGCCTTTCCCGTTTCGCTGCCACCAATTTCTGCGCCGAAAGCTACTACCCGGCCGTCGGCGTCGAAACGATCCGGGTACCTCTCGCGGAACAGCAGCATCCATGGCTTAGGAATGCCGTTCCGCTTCCACTGGCTCACTGCCGCATGGGTCAGGCCGCACTCCTTGGAGACCGCGACGCTGCCGCCAAGGTGCTCGATCAAGGCCGCGCTCTCCGGGCTCCAGGTGTCGCGGTAGGTTTTTCCGGGGGTCGTCGTAGTGTCCATTTGCAGAATGTTAGGATATTGACAGGCAAGTGCGCAATACTCTGTTGAACGCCCCGTGACAGCATCCAAACCATGAACCCCATTGAATTCGCAAACCGCGCGAAGTCGGCGCGCCAGCGCATGAACCTGACAATGGCCCAGGCAGCTGACCTCATCGGCTGCTCGCGCCCCCTCCTCGCGCAATGGGAATCAGGCCGCTCCAAGTCCCTTGGTGGCCGCTTCCTTCTTGCGGCAGCCCGCGCCTACCAGGTCAACCCGGAATGGCTCGCCGAACTGACGGACGACGATGGCTTCCCATGGAGCGGCCCGGCAGCCCCAGCCGCCGCACCTGCCCCCGTCTCTTTGCCTGCGACCCAGCCCGGCTATGTTCGCGTCGATCAACTGGACGCAACGGCAGGCATGGGAGGCGCTATGGTCAATGACGATCATCCGGAAATCATTCGGTCCGTTGAGTACGGCGAGGCTTACATCCGCGCACTCATCGGCTTTGTGCCCCCGCCGGGACGGCTCAAGCTGGTATCTGGCACTGGCGACTCCATGCGCCCAATCATCGAGCCTGGCGAGCCGACGCTGATGGACTCCGGCGTGACTACGTTCCGAGGCGATGGCGTCTACTGGATCGGGTTGGGCGACCGCGACGATGGCCACCAGATCAAGATGCTGCAGCAGCGCGGCGATGGGTTGTGGGTGGTAAGCGCCAACCCGCTCTATCCGCCCTTCCCGTTCCCGGAACATGGCCGCATCGGCGGGCGGCTGTACATCCGACACAGGATCGAGCGATTCAACTGACCCGTCTCTACTGTCGAACCTCGCCACCCCGCTCCGGCGGGGTTTTTTCTGCAATGCGGCAAATAATGAACGAATGTTGAACGATTGTTAGAGAGCAAACATTCTTGTTGTTAGCTTGTTGACATATCGACTGTCAGCATCCTAACCTTCCCCCATCGCGCCGGGTGTGCCGGCGAAGGGGGCAAGACCATGCAGCAGTCAACCAGCCAGGACGCCAGGACACCCGACCTGCTCCTGTTCCGCTTCGAGGGCCCGTCCCTCACCGATGGCCGAGCGATGCCGCCCGACGGGCAGTGGATCGAGACGCGCGCCAGCAACCTCTTCACCGGCTACAACACCCCTTGGGATGCCCTGCTTCACGCAGCTGGCCCGACCCTCTGCGTTGTCACCCTCTCGGCGGATGCTTCCTACGCCGCGGAGTCCCGCACTTGGCTGGCGAAGGGCAAGAAGATCGTGAAGCGCCTCAATGCCTCCCAGATGCTTCGCGCCTTCTCGCTGCAACTGGCCCTTGAGGTCGCTCCGTACTGGAAGCCCTCGCCCATCGTGCGGAGCTTCCTTTGCTCAGGCGACGCGACGCTTCGTGAGGCGGTGTATCGCATAGCTCCGTGCGCCGACGAAGGCAGCATCTTCGCGGCGTCCGAGGCCGCCCATTCCGCGGCACACCCGAGCCCGTCGCGCGCGGCGGTCCTTGCTGCCGGCGCCGTTGCCAACGTCTACCGCGACATCACCACGGCGGAGGCGCTCTTCGATGCAAGCGCAGACGCTGCGGATACCAACGATCCAGCGGAATGGCCAACTCCGGAGTTCGACACCTGGACGGAGCTGGGCTATCGCACTGGCGATCAGGTGAGGGACCGCATCGAGGGGCACTTCAACCGGATGGTTGCTGCCGCCTTCAACATGCGGGGGTTCGCATGAATTCTCCCGTCAATGTGCGCGCAGTGCTGTCGCGCCGCTCGGCCGAACTGACCCAGAAGTACGGGGCGGACAACGACCTGGCCGCGGTTCTCTCCGCCACCTCCCGCCTGATCGATGCGGCCCGGGAAGCGACCGAATCGGGTTGCCCTTGCGGAACCTGCGAAGCCCTGCGCGCAGCGGTGCGCGGCTGCGGAGCCGATGCATGATCGCCCTGGCCCTCACGATGCTGGCACCTGCGGCCGGCGGCGCGCTGATCCTGCACCTGTGGCAGACGCGGCCGCGCGCCCCGAAGCCCCGGCCGCCAATGGCGGTCTACCGCCAGCACAGCGCGCGGGGTGCTCGATGATCCGGTCAGCGTTTCTTCTCGGTGGCCGGCTTGGCGCCCTCAAGGGGCGGATGCTCCTGGATACGAAGGATTCCGGCCGCGCTCCTGATTTTTTCGTCCTTGGACTCAGTCACCGCGCGCTCGTAGGTCTTGGCCACTGTCAGACTGGCATTGCGCAAACGCTGCAGCTGCTCAGGCATCTCCCGCCCTTCCCAGGCGCGATTCAAGAGGTCCGCCACCATGACGGACGACGTCAGCGCGCCCGCTTTGGCGACCTCGGCATCTTGTCGGGCCGCGTCGAGCGACTCGCGCAGCGCGGTGACCACTTCGATCACGCGCTCGTCGTCAACCGACCGCCTGAAGCTCGCCTCAAGGCGCGCATTGATTTCAGCATTCAAGGAACGCCCAGCCACGGTTGCAGCGGTCTCCAGCTGCTCACGCAACTCCGGCTGCATGCGCAGCCCAAAGGGGTTGATCGCCGCCGTCGCCGGCCGCGTCTCGGTCTTCTTCGCCATAGCTACATGATGAAGCCAAAAAACGCTTGACACCATGACTACATGGTGTAACTAATAACACCATGTAGTCATCCAATGATGGGGACGACATGAAGGACCGCAAGACCAAGACCAGTGACACCAACCCTTTCGGGCTCCGAATGGAACCCGCGGTGCGCGAACACGCCCAGGCAAAGGCCGACGAGTTGGAGCGCAGCCTTAACTGGACGATCAACCACCTCCTGAAACAGGCCCTGGGCCTCAAGGAACCGACCCCGTGACAGACCTCGTAACCCTGAGCGGCGACACCGCCGTCACCAACACCCTCACCATCGCCGAGAACACCGACAACGAGCACGCCAGCGTGATGCTGCTGGTCCGCAAGTATCTGGACGACCTGCGGGAGTTCGGGCAAGTCGATTTGAAATCGACTCGACCTGAGCGGGGCGGGCACCCCGTTGAGTACGCCGAGCTGAACGAGCAGCAGGCCACCCTGCTCATGACCTACATGCGCAACACGGCCATCGTCCGGTTCTTCAAGAAGCGCCTCGTACGCGCGTTCTTCGAGATGGCGCAGCGCCTGGCTCAGCCCAAGCCGCTGTCCAGCGCGGAGATGCTGGTGCAGATGGCACAGCTGAACCTCGACCACGAACGCCGTCTGGCTGCCACCGAGCAGCAGCAGGCCGCGCAGACCGAGGAGCTGCAGCGCATCGACGCCAAGCTGGAGCAGGTGGTCGAGTCGAACGTCTGGACCAGCCGGCCGATGAACTCCGAGGGCATCAGCCACATCGTGCAGCGCATCGGTAAGAAGCACGGCCTGTCTGCGGCGACGATCCACGAGGTGATGCGCCAGGTGCCCTACAACGTCAAGCCGGCGGGCATGGTGCGCAACGACCACGAGAGTGCCAAGGGGGCCACCTACGCGGTGTACTGGATCGCCGACGTGAACAAGGTTTTCGCCCGGTTCCTTGCCGAGTGCAAGCGCATCACGGCGACGCAGTGCGAGCACCCCTTCATCAAAGGCCGCTTCAAGGTCAAGCCCGATCCGGAAGGCCAGTTGCCTTTCGCATCCTGAGCGCCCGCCAAGCCCCGAACTTTTCACCCTGCGCGGTGCGCGCGGGCATGGATTCGCACGCTCGCATCCTCGCCGGTAACGGCACAACTCCTCCATCAAGGAAACACGCATCCGTGAGTAGGAAAACCCCTACACAGCCGCATCTTCCCGGCGCCACCGTCCTCCGCGTGACGGCCGGCGAAACCATCCACATCGGCCCCGACGTGCAGATCCACACGGCCCAAGCCGACGACGGCCATGCCCTGCTCTCCATCTGGGCGCCCCGGAATCTCAGCATCGACCGGGCCAAGAACTTTCGCCCCTCCAGAAACAGTGACGGCCAGGGCGCGCCAACGCCCCAGCCGTCTGCCAAGCAATCCCCTTCATCGACCAAGACGCAGGAGTAACCACATGGCGACGCAGACTGTACCTGAAACCGCGCCCGGCGGCGTGACGCTGGAACAACTCGATGAAATCGGCCTGATCGTCCGCAAGCTCGTCGCGGTGACGGACGTGCTCGCCACTGGCGGCATGGACAACGTGGACGACAAGACCGCCTACGCCATCGGCTATGACGCGTACCTCTCGGCGCGCCGGCTGCAGGAGCTGACCGACCCCATCAGGCCCACCCGCGACACCGGCCCCATCGAGGTGAAGCCGGTCAGCCCGAACGCCGACAGGCCGCCCTTCTCCCGGGGCATGTTCAACGTGCTGGTGCAGGCCCAGGCAGTCGCCCAGGTCATCAACACAGCCGCCTATCAGGCCGACGCGGCGGAAGGCATCGGCGGCTCCGCGTGGGCCGTGACCGACATGCTGGTGCGCGTGGAGCAGTACATCGAGACGAGCTTCCACCTCACCGATGGCGGTGCGGCATGAGCATTCAATCCCTTCTCTCCATTTTCACCACTCACACCAAGACCGGCGCAGGCACATCGCTCAGCTGGCTGGGGAAGCTCTCGATTGAAGAACTGAAAAAGGCTGACAACATCATTTTCAACATGAGGGAGGCGGGGTTGTCGGGCATCCGCACCGCCGGAGACTTGATCTCTGCATACGATGAAACCCGCGGTGGTTTCGACCACAACGGGGCCGGCTGGTTGGTGATGCACCTGACCGAGAACATCGAGGCTTTGCTGGATCTGGGGTATCAGATCAAGGCCGAATTCAACGCCCGCGGCCTGGACATCGAAGGCAATCCGATCAAGGGGGTGCGCCGTGGCTGATACCGAACTGCGCACGAAGGCGCGCGGCTTCCACGACATTCCGGTGGATGGGCTGTGCATGTTCCAGGTGCAGCCCGGAGTGGGCGCATTCCACGCCAACAGCCTGGCCAGCATCACCACGGACTTCGTGCACCGATTCATCCGCGAATCCATGTTTTCGAGTGTCGGCGCGCCAGAGGTGTCGATGCACTACGACGACCTGATGATGCTGGACCTGCTGCTGGAAATGGCATCTGCGCTGCGTGAAGCAGCTGGCGGGGTGACCCCATGAGCTGGAGACCTACCAAGAAACGCCATTTGGAAGTGGCTAGGGCCTTGGATAAGGCGATGATGGCGCTGTGGGACATCGACGGCCTCTGTACGCTCCTCCGCGAACACGGCGCTATCGGTGAAGCGTCATTTCCCGATGAGGTTGCATCTGCAATCCGTATGATCGAGCACCGCGTCAGCGTGACGGTCAAAGAAATCGAGAACGTGCCATGACCAAGCAGGTCATGCCCCACCTCGTCCGCTCGCCACGCTACGGCGAGCGCCTGATGACCATCGCGGAGTTCCGCCAGCGCGAGTTCGTTGGCGCCCTGGCGCGCGCCCTGCCCCGGCTCGGGTACTTCGTCCGGGTCAGGTGCGTAGGCCAGTACCTGCGGCATCGCCTGCGCGATGACTTCGGCACCGACGACGCCAGGTCCATCCCGGCCGAAAAGCTCGATGCGGCGGAAGTGCTGCTCCGCGAGCTGACGGCCAAGGCGCGCGCCCACCGCGACACCACCCACGAATCCATGCGGATCTTCGCGCGCGATGTCATCGGCGCCGGCCGCGATCTCCCCCTCTACGGCGCGGGCAAGACCCGCGCGAGGAGTCTCCATTGAGCCTGGACATCATCACCGAGCTGCGCTCGGCCGCGACGACGCTGCGCACGCCCACCGGCTGCGTGCTGCCGGCGCAGGACCGCATCACCGCCGAACTTCTGGACCGCGCCGCCGATGCGTTGAAGGCGGCACAGGTCGGGCGCGTCGTGGGCGGCATCGCCTTCGGCGAACTCCTGTCCGCCGACTTCGAGGCCGACACCATCACCCTCCGCATGGAGCCGGGCTATCAGGTCCGCGCCGGACGCCACGGGCTGTTCCACATGCAGGGGATGCAGGCACAGACCGCCCCGCCGGCAGCTCAAGCGGCGCCCATTGCCCAGGTCCGGCCCAGCTGGGACGACGCGCCGGCCTGGGCGCGATTCGCCGCCATGGACGCCGACGGGCAATGGAGCTGGTACGAGAATCGCCCCTACCCGGATACCGATCTTGGCAGCGACGAATTCACCCTCTGGGATGCCGATGACGGCCACATTCAGCCCATTTCCAGCGGGCTCCACTTCGACGGCTGGGAGAACACGCTGCAGGAGCGCCCGGCGCCGACGGTATCGGTCACCGTGGCCGGTGCACCGTTGAACGCCAAGCAGGCCGCCGAAGCCCTGCGGAAGATCGAAGGCGACGAGGTGCCGCGATGAAGTACCGCGTCATGGTGACCGGCTACGCCGGCATGCCCGACTGGGAACTGGGTGTGTACCGCTGGTGGTTCGCCGCCGCGGTGCGCGCCGCCATCTACAACATCACGAACCCGCACTTCATGGTCGCCTGGGTCGAGGAGGACGAGTCGTGTCGCGGCCAATGATAAACCCCAAGCTCCGCGATGAAATCGCCTCGATTCTCCGCGAAGAGATCGGCGATTCATCGGCCCACAGGGCGTTGATCGACGCCGCCAGGCGCGTCCTCCCCTTGTTGACCTGGGCCGCCACGCTTCGCCCGGACTACATCAACGACACCCATGCACTGAGCGCGGCTGTTGCCGACGCCGAGGAGGCATATAGCCATGGCCGCTAAGAACCCGAAAGCTTACTTCCCGGGATGCGTCGCGCGGATCTCCTACAAGGCCGTGGACCGTTGGGCGCGCACGCAAGCGCAGCGCCACCCCGATCTCTTGCCCTACTTCGACACCTGGGAGGCGGCGCACGGCCACATGGTCCGCAAGGCGAAGGCCGACCTGGAACGCCGCGAGAAGGCGCTGGTCAGCGCGCGCAAGCACCTGTTCGCCGTCCTTGCGATGACCAACCCCGCCAGCCAGCAGGACGGTGATGCATGAGCAACGCCATCCAACTGCACGGATCGCGGCGGAGCGCGAGCAACGACCCCAGGGCGATCTTCCTGGCCATGCTGGTCGCAAGAGGCCCACGGGCGGCCATCCGCGATCTCTACGCCAACGTGTGCCAGATACGACCGCTCGGCGCGCGCGATGGGCGTTTTGCGGTGGTCGATGGCGCCCTGCTCCACCTTGCCGGATGGAGCACATGCCAAGCCACCGTCAATACCGTGCAAGCCTGCCTCGACCACGACATCAGCAACGGGGCGGTCCAACTCAGGCACTGGCCCTGCAATGTCTCGGCCTGGCCAGTGGTCGTCCTGTCCGATGCGCCGGGCGTGTGGCACGACGCGGGGCATCACCCGGAGGAGGACGATGATGAAGGATAAGCTCGGCCCCCATAACGCCGGCTCCCACGTTGACGTGGACCTTGCCCGGCCGACCTTCAACGGGCTCACCTCTGCGCTCGATTTCTTGGAGCAAGGGCGGCCAGCCGGCGCCGAAATGTGCCTTGCCACAGCCGAACGATGGGCACGCGCTTCGGCCGTCACGCTGCAGGCCGCCGAGAACGCCGCCGGCGGCCCTCCCGAGCAAACGGGGTTCGTGGTGACCGCCGACGAGTTGCGCGCCCTCCACGAGTACGTGAAGGCAGCCCACGACCATCTGCTGGTAGGGCGTGTTCAAGCCTGCCTGCTGGCGACGCAGGTGGCGTGGCGGCGCGCGAAGGTTGCCACGCAGTGCTTGGAGGCCGCGGCGCTGATCTCGGCAAAGGGGCATGCCCATGTCCTGCATTGACCGCCTGCTCTGGAGGATCACCGCCCGCAACTGGATGGGCTGGCCGACCGAGCGCCGGCACCGCCTGACGGGCCGGTACCAGCACATCCGCTACAACGAGACCGGCCGCTGGAAGGACGGCCGGCTGCAGCAGGAGGACAGCGCCCATGGCAGCTAACGACTACTCAACCTTCTGGCTCCTGTTCGGCAAGTACGGCGCCACCATGACCACCGAAAACCTGCGCGATACCTACTTCCCCGGCGCGGCCTTGAAGACGATGGCGAACAAGCACAGCGCGGGGCTGTTGCCGCCCAGAACCGGGGATGTCTATGACGTTCGGGACGTGGCCGAATGGTGGGACACCCAGCGCAAAGCCGCTGCGTCCTGATCGCGGGTCTGGAGCAGGGAGAGGCCGCCTTCGGGCGGCTTTTTCATGCCTAGCCGGCAGCGTCGTGGCATATCAGCCGGCCGGGCTTCCGTGCGCGATTTGTACCAATATCCCTGAAACCCTTGTGCACCAATGCGTCCGTCCAGTCCATCATCGGCGCGACCGACAGCCTCAAACCCTCCAGAACATAAGGCTGATGGGGCTTTGAGGCCTCTGGGGTGAGCGTTTCGGTCTGTGACATTGTCCTAGTGTTTCTGCGGATTTCCGGGCATTGCCGCAATAGCGGCGTTACATTTGTAGCGCCATGGGATCGACCCTGACCAAGTACCGGGCCAACGGCGCCACATCTTACCCGGCGACCATTCGGCCGAAGGCAAGATCGTGCACCGGGGGTCGGAAACGTTCCCACCAAGGCGCTCGCTAAAGAATGGATGACCCGGCGTGAAGCAGGGCTGGCCGGCCAGCGCGCCCGCGGGGAGACCGTAGGCACGCCGTAGCAAATGGTCGCCTCGCACTCCGGCCAGATGGCCTAAGACAGCCCATGGCAACTCTCCAAGAGTGCCGACCTCGCCCGAAGTGGTGAGGCGCGCTGGCGGACAAGCGCGTAGACGTCCTCATGCATGTCGACTTCATTGCCTATACCCAAGGCTGTCGCAAGGAAGGCGCTGGCCCGGCAACGGCCACCAACGACTTCATCTCGGCAGGTATTCTGAGCTACCCGGCTCGCCTTGCGCGTACCGGTGCCGCTACAGGAGCTGGGAGCTGCTGCCAAGTACCCGCGTCGGCAGCTAATCATCGTTAAGGCAGTGCGATCGACGACCCACGGTTCCGGAACTACAACTGATCGATGCGATCCTCCATACAACCCAAGTCCATTTCCATGACTTACACCATGAAGCTACAAGCCGGCTTTTCGAGAGTGGCTAATGGCAATCAAGTAGTCCTTTTCACGCTGCATGAAAGCTGATCCACGTTTAGGCGATACGCAAAGCTGCGCCCAGAGAACGTGCAACACCGATGATGATGTCCAAAGCCTTCTGAATAGCACGTCTGCAATTGGGCTATGATCAGTCCGCGCCAGAAGTGAGTGGTGCAGTAACGCGGGCAACAGCAGGTTTCACCTGAGTTCGCGAACGCTCGCTCGGCATCGCCGGGAAGCCTCCTGTAAATTCCATACTGGGTGAACAGGACTCTTCATATCTCAGAGTCCTAGCCCATGCCAAGATATCGAAGCTCCGTATAACTGCACTCATTCGCCAGAATGGCAAGTGCTGTTACTGTAACCAGCCCATGTGGAACGGCATTAGCCTCAGGGCGTTCGCCGCGGCGACCTGCACCACCAAGCGCCAAGCGCGGGAGCGTCGATGTACAGCCGAGCACCTGCAGGCAAAATGCGAGGGCGGTACCAACTCCAGCGAAAACATCGCGGCAGCATGCGGCTACTGCAATCAGCAACGCCACCGCTTTCCCATACCGCCCGACCCCAAGGCTTACTTCGAGTATGTCCAACAGAAAGTCTTGGCCGGCCGCTGGCCGACCATCAGGCGTGGCCAAAGATAG